CGTTGTCAAGTTCACAGGTGTGACTGGACAGGTTACTCATCCGGGTATGATTGTCAAGACTGTCGTTGGTTCACTGTACACCAAGGAAGTTGAAAACAAGACCATCTTGCTTCAGACTATCCTTGACAAGAAAGTGATTGACGCTGACTCGGCAAAAGTTCCTGAAGAGTTCGACGGTGTATTTGCACAGCACATCGCTGGTATCAACGATATCACAGGTGGCTTGCTGGGTAAAACTTCTGAACAGGTGCTTGACGCTTACTTCGGAGACCCTGCCGTACTGAACGCAAACGGTTCTGTTCTGAACGACGCTTTGGTTGAGGACGCTGCTCAGGCAGTTGTAAACGACCGAAACGGTATCATCGACCGTATCGTTTCTTCCCCTGTCGTATTCAACAACTACGTGAAACTCTTTCATGAGTCTAAACGTGTTATCGTTGGTATGGCTGGTGGCGTTGTGGGCGCAACTATGGGTCAGTCGGTAAACGACATCACCACTCAGTTTGGTAAGGTGAACATCAAAGCGGACAAATACTTCGACTTCAACCAGCCGATTAAGTTGGGTCGTGGTAAGACTTCTGACAAGGCTCCGAACGCTCCTATTAAGGATGCTACGACTCCTGTCGCTGTTGCCGTTGACGCGAAGGGAATGTTTGGTTCCGTTCACGCTGGTAACTACTTCTATGCTGTTACAGCAAAGAACCGTTACGGAGAGTCTGAACCCGTTCTGCTGAACGACGCTGAACAGGCTGTTGGCGCAACCCAGTCCGTGACTCTGAAGTTTGCTGGTGCGAACTCTTCGGCTTATCCTGAAACCTGCTATGTCATTTATCGTACCGAAGCAAATCCGGTCGACAAAGGCATCGCTGATTTCTATCCTATCTTCGAAGTTAGCAAGACTGAACTTGCTGCTGGTTGGGATGGTGCTAATCCGGGAGAGGTTCATGACCGCAACCGTTGGATTGCCGGAACCAAGTCTGCTCTCGTTTACTTCAATGGAAGTGAAATGATTGAGTATCTGGAATTGGGTGGAACCATGAAACTGGATTACGCTATTG